TATTGCCTGAACCACCAGCTGAAAGTTATGGTTTTACTGAGCCAAAACAAAAGGGATTTACAAGTGGCAGTCAGCTATTTCCTGCTGATGGCAGAGCCATGGAATATAGAAATGCTCAGCGAAGAACCAATAACGAGGTTAGAGTAAATGGCGGTATGGTAAATACAAAGATGAATTTCTTTGGATGGGCCGATTAATCTTATGTTTTAAAAAGCAACAATTAAGGGGTGGGGATAATTGAAAATACTTAGAGTACCTGAAAAGAGTCTTGATGATTTAACAATTGAAGATCTTGGAGGGGTAAGAAAAGAAAAAACTGTTTGTATAGTTAGGTATGGAGCCTTCGGGGATATACTGATTGCATCTTCTGTGTTTCCAATCTTTAAAGAGATGGGCTACAGAGTGTGTGTAAATGTATCTGCGTTAGGATCGCTCTTTATAAAGAGCGATCCTAACGTTGATGAAATAATTGTTCAGCAAACAGATCAAATACCTAATACTAGGCTTACTGAGTATTGGGGGATAATGGAGAAGGGATTCGATAGGCTTATACAGTTATCAGAATCAATAGAGCAGACATTGTTATTGATGCCCTCTCATTTAATAAGAATGGAAGGGCAAGAGGTTAGGGTTCCAGCTAATCCTAACTATGAAAAAGATAAAGACTTTATACACAATATGTGTGATGTCAATTACTTAGAAAGAACTCACGAACTATGCGATGTTCCGTTTAAGTTCTCCCCTAAGTTCTTTCCTACCAGCTCTGAGAAAAAGTTTGCTAAAAACTTTAAAAGGAAATTAAAGACTAAACATCTTATACTGTGGGTATTGTCTGGGTCTTCTGTTCACAAGGTGTATCCTTGGGTTGATCCCATCATGGCTAAATTAACTTCTGAAAGGGATGACGTAACTATAGTTACTGTAGGTGATGAGGTTTGTCAGATGTTGGAGATTGGTTGGGAGAACGAGAGCAAAGTAATAACTAAATCAGGGAAGATGAGCATAAGAAAAACTCTATCTTTACTTGATGTTTGTGATGTTATTGTGGGTCCTGAGACTGGGGTTTTAAATGCAGCATCACTCATGGACATTCATAAGGTAATATTTTTATCTCATTCTTCTAGAGAGAATATGGTAAAACACTGGATAAATACTACTGCATTTGAGCCAGAAGACTGCCCATGTTTCCCTTGTCATAAGTTGCATTTTGGGTTTGAGACATGCAACAGAGATTTAAGAACTGGCGGTGCATTATGCGCTGCTAACATACATCCCGAAGGGGTTTATAACGATATTGTGAGGCATCTTGGATGAGCACTTATTTAGTATTGTGCCAGAATATGGCAAGAGACGTAGGTATACCTGGGAGCGGTCCGTCTAGCGTTACCTCAGCATCTCTTAGCGAAGAAGAGAATGCCGTTGTTAGGTACGTAAGGGCTGCTGATTTGGATATACAAAGCAGGTGGTTTGATTGGCAGTTCTTATGGAAAGAGGCAACAATTAATTCTGTATCAGGAACATCTACATTAGTATCTCCAACAGATCTAGCTAACTGGAATGTTGATAAAATTATTTGGGATAGAACAACAGATAACTTCCAAGAATTAGAGTACATGCAGTGGGGAGAATACTTTGACATGTATAAGATGGGTACTGTTGATAGCAGCACTCCAGAAGTTTTCTCTGTAAAGCCAGATAATGTTATCGATTTATATCCAACTCCAGATTCTGTAACAGCTGTATATGGGCAGTATTGGAAGGTTCCAACTGAGCTAACTACAGACTCTCAGGTTTCTGAGATACCACCAAGATTTCATAGAGTTATTACCTCTAGGGCGAAGATGTACTATGCAGAGAATGAAGATGCTCCAGAAATAATGACTGGGGCATTGGCTGAGTTTGAAGACTTGATAGATAAACTTGAAGCGGATCAGTTAGCTGGACAAAAGAATCGAAGAATGATTCAAACTCAAGACCTTCAAAACTTTACGGTTGTTCCTGAATGACAAAGCTTGTTAGAACTAACACTCCGGCAAGTAGACTTAAATCAACTTACTTTCCATTTGAAGGGGGAATAAATTTAGTTGATCCGGTAATGTCCTTGGACCCCGGAGAGCTTGTAGCTGCCGATAACTTTGAAGTAGATTTAAGGGGAAGATATCGCAGAATAGATGGGTACGAAAGATACGATGGACAGACTCTTCCATCAAAGATCGAGCCGTACTATAGGATACCTTATACAATAGGTAGCGTGACATACCCCACCTTCACCAGCGCCTATAGTACGGCTTTTTTTCGTAACGCCCCTTCTTCTGGTGATATGGTAAAGGGAGCGACAACAGGAGCAACAGGAACTGTACTTGTTGTAAGTGTAGAGGATATAACTGGAGATGCCAATGCTGGGACTTTTCCCACAGATGATGCAGAAGGTTATGTATATTTTGTTGTGACAAGCGGGACTCTCCAAGACGGAGAGAAATTATATTTTTTAAACAAAGACAGCGCCTTTGGGGGCGACTTCGATGTGGAGTTTACATAAATGGGAACACCAACAGCACTAAGAAAAGAAAGATCAGTTTTAACTGGTACTAGCTTTGCAAACAATACAACTGGAGCTATCACTGCACAGATGCTTAGACAGTTTGTTGAGTCTGGAATGGGTGGCTATGCCTGTCTTGTCGCTAAAGCCGGAACACCAGCAAGTCAAGCTGTGGCGTCAGGCGCTACTGCTACAATAGATTGGAATAAGAACGGAGCTGGAGCAAACGCTACTGATGATACAGCAACAGTATCTGCTACAGTTGTTGGTACAGACTCCGATTTTGCTAATGATAGAATCCGAATATACGATAAGGGATTTTTCATGGTAAATTTTGGGACTAGCTTTGCTCAAACAGGAAGTGATACAGTCGTATGGACGTTCCGATTAGCTACTCAGAATACAGGCGGCAGTGTAGTATATCCAGGGTTTGATGCGGCAGTGCAAAGAACCACAGCTACTCTAGATAACATGGTGTCTATCAATGGTATAATTGACACCACTGGACATACAACTTATACAGACCTTCTAGCTCAAGTTAAGAATGGTCATGGCAGTAGCTCTCAGAACTTCCAAATGCACTATGGTCAAATGTCAGTATTAAGGGTTGGCTAATGGGTCTTTATGCGACCTCATTCGCTCACGGACCTCCAGAAGAAAGAGACTCATCAGTCGATGCTACAATCATTCCTGAGCTTAGGGAGCTTATAGAGGATCAAAGAAGCTTAATAGGAGTAGTTCCTGGCGAAGGAAACGTGCTTGGAGTATGGGTGTACGGTGGTAAAGTGTACGCTTTTAGAAACAAAGTAGGTAGCGCTTCAGCTGGAATGTACGTAGAAACATCAATTGGTTGGAGCGAGGTTGGGCTTGGTGTTGCTTTGAATTTTGATGGCACAACTACAAGCGGAGAGCCCGTCCCTGGTAATACCGGAACGCCTACCACAATAGAAGGTGGGACCAGTGGGGCGCAGGGAGATTTGATGGGCATTTCTTACCACGGTCTATGGGAGACTGGTTCCCAAGGGGTAATGGTTCTTACAAATGTTACAGGAACCTTTCAGGATAACGAAGATATTAAGATGCCTCTAATTCAGTTTGATACTGGATCAGTAGAAATAAAAGCTGGAGACTCAATAAAGGGAGTTACATCAACCAAAGAAGCTGAAGTAACAAGCGTTACAGTAACTTCAGGAACATGGACAGGCGGAACTGCAGCTGGGTATATCTCTGTTAAAAACAACACAGGTACTTGGACTGCATCTGAAGACATCTCTGTCGGTGGTGTAAAGAGAGCGCAAATTGTTTCTTCTCCAGCGCAACCCACAGAAGTAAAAGTAGCTGTTACAGATGGAACCACCTATGATCAATCTTTAGAGCCGGGAGGTTCTTACGAGTTTGTAAATTATAACTTCCTTGGGGACATAGACACCAATGCTATGTTTGGTGTTAATGGAGTTGACAAAGGATTTTATTTTGATGGAACAACCTTTGTAAAGATACAAAGCGGAAGAGACGTTGATAAGCCAGAACATGTTATAGCTCATGTTAAGCACTTATTTTATTCATATGCTGATGCTTCAATACAGCATTCCAGTATAGGCGAGCCAAACAAATGGTCAGTCGTTACTGGCTCTGCTGAGCTTGGCATTGGCGATGTAGTAAGTGGGTTTGGTATAGAAATAAATGATGTGCTATCTGTGTTTACCAGGAATGATTGTTATATGCTGTACGGGACTTCAGCTGCAGATTGGCAGTTAAGAAGGTTCCATGCTGGCGCGGGAGCAATACCTAAAACAATTCAGAAGATGGATCAAACATTCTTCTTGGATGATAGGGGGTTAACATCAATTTATACTGTCCAATACTTTGGTGATTTCCAGTCTAATGTAACGTCTGATAAAATTGATCCATTGATACAGGCTAAGAAGGACAACACTACCACATCTGTAAAGGTCAGAGGGAAAAATCAGTATAGATTATTCTTTGATGACAAGACTGGTATTGTTATGACCTACTTAAATAGAAAAAATGTAGGGATAATGCCATTTACATTAAAGCATCAGATATCTTGTGTGTGTTCAGTGGAAGACATAAGTGGGTTTGAGGTTGTGTATGGTGGATTTACTGATGGGTATGTAAGGAAGATTGATTCTGGGACAAGTTTTGATGGTCTCTCAGTTCCTGCTTTTATAAGGACTGCATATTATAATTACGATAGCCCAGGAACTAAGAAGCGGTTCAGAGAGTTGAATCTTGAAATTAATGCGGACACAGCTACAACATTAAACGTATTTCCAGACTATGATTATGGTGGGACATACAGCCCAAAATCATCTCCAGTATCTAATGCGTACCCAGTCACAGTAACAGCGGATGATTGGAATGAAAATGATGTAAGTAATAGTGACACAGGAGTAACTGTGGTTGCTTCAGAAAGATTAAAAATCAATGGTATAGGGACCAACATGGGGGTTATCATTAAGAATGAATCAATCTATGATAAACCTATAACATTGCAGGGAGCGGTTGTTTACTACACACCCAGAGGCGTAAGAAGGTAAAATTATGGCATATTCAGGCGAACATTCAGTTGACTATACCAACACTAATCCAGATTATTGGTCTAGCGTTAATGAATACTTTAAGAACAATAAAGAAAACCAACAAGGCGAGACAGGTATTTGGATACCTAATCTGGAAAAGCAGGGAGCTGAAGCTACTGCCTTAGCTGCTAGCGCTGGTGGTGTAAAAGCTGTGGGCGGTAGTAATTATGCTGGAGGATCTAAGTCCGCTCTGACTAGAATATATAATAAAAGCAAGGGTGGAACCCAAACAGAAGCTAGCCGTGCTGAATACAAAAGAGAGCGTCCAATTAAAATGGCCTCAATTTACCGGGGAGGTACAGAGTACACTAGGACAGATGCTGGTGATAACTTTGGTGGCGGAACTAAGCTTGGAAGGATGGGGACACTTCCTGAAAACTTCCAAGGAAGGTATCTTTTAGGTGGTCAGGTTACAGATAGAGCTAGAGGGGCCAATTACACTGACGCTGGCGGCGATTTTACAGATAGATTAGCTCCCGGAACATCTTTAGATAATACATTCCTTGACTCTCTACTTGGGCCTAGAGATAGTGACGGGTTACGAGGCCCGTATGACCCCACAAGAGGTCAAAATATTAGCGGTGTATCTGGAGCTGGAACAGGGGTATCGTCTTTGGGTGGATCACAATCTGAAATGGGTCTTCCTGGATGGCTAGCCCCTGCAATGGGTAGTGTTGGCCCTAATAATGCTGCTGTTACTTACCTTAATGAAATGGTTCAAACTAACAGCCCTATATTTAAGTCTTTGCAGACTAAGGCTTTGCAAGTAGCTAACAGAATGGGTATACCATTGCGTAGTTCAATGGCGCAAGGTCTTGTTATGAAGGCTTTGATGGACGGTATTGGTCCTTACGCCGAACAGGCAGCTAATGTCTATAACCAGCAGCAGTTCGCTAATCAAGGGTATGACAACGCAACCAGAACCTTTCTTAATACAGCATACGCAAATGAGTTAACGCAGAGGCTTGGTCTTACTTTTCAATGGTATACCAACCAAGCAAATAACGATATGAATATGTGGCAGCAACTTCTTAGTGCTACGTATGGAACTGTCAACAATCCTAACATGTCAGCTGATTCTGCTAACTGGGCTCTTGGTCATATCAATCAGTTCTATAAGCCTGGGGGTTTGAATACTCAGCAAAGACCAGGGGGTCTGCTTAACTGGGGTAGCAGCTAATGGCTTATACACCTTCGACTTATATAACAGATAGCTTAGATGTTCCTGGTCACTCAGCAAATTCGTATGGCAAGCTTCCTTTACCAACTAATTCTATGAAAAAATTTTCAGCAGAGCTGTCCGGCAATGCTCTTGTTGCTGTTGGCACAGGAAATCCTGTAGGAGAGCTTAATAAGCGATATGGTATAGTTGATCTTACAACTTATGAAGCTTTAATGGCTAAGCACGGGTTTTCTACTAATGCGTATCAGGATGCGCTTACATCTGTAAAGGATGGTTGGAAATCTGGAGGTTTAGGAGGAGTTGCATCAGCTATCTTTGGTGGAGGAGCTACAAGTCTTCTAGGCCCTATAGCTGGAGGAATTGGAAGTATGGTGTCTGGCTATATGAACATGCGTAATACAGAGAAAGATAGAAAGATTGCACAGCAAACAGCTGATGCAAATACATTAAATGTTGCTAAATCTCCTGGAGGCTTTAGGTGGGATGATCCAGAGAATAAACCAGATAAGTATCTTGATGGAACAATAACAAAAGGAAACTTTTTCAATCCCGGCGGGTTGTTAGGAAAGAGGACTGTATAGTATGGCTTTGAAACAACAGGTTAGACCTCAAGCAATTCCTCCAGGCCAGCAGATATTTGAAGAGGAAGGTATGGTGTCTGAGCCTAGACAAAGAATCTCAACACAAGCTCCAAATACAGGCAATGTAAAGGTTATATCTGATTTCATTATTCGTGACTTCCAAGGCCCATTAAAGAAAGAGGTTGATGAAGAAATTGGACCAATGAAGCCACCACTTCAAGAAAAGATTGGGAATATGGCGTCAAAATATATAGCATCTGAGCTTAATGAGGCTGCTGAATCAGGAAATAAATTGAATCCAGATAGCGTTGTAGATGTTTCTACCAATGTAATAAATTATTTATTTAATCACGCATCTAAAATGGGAGTTTACAAACCAGCTTCTATGGAAAAAGCCCAAGAAGATCAAGCTGTGTCTCTTACGTTTGCCCTTAGATCTCTTATGGACACTGGAGTATTGCCTGGTAATCAAGGATTAAAGTGGGCAAGAGACGCATTAGCAGCTCCAGCTATTAACAATGAACAGCTACCGGCTATTGGCCAGATACAAAGTCAGAGGGCTCCAGAAGAAGTTTCATTTGAAGAAGAAGAGATAGTTACTGAACCGCAGATGGGGGTTATGTAATGGCTGAATATAATAATCCACTTTCTGGATTTCTTGGTGGCTTCTCTGCTCCTCTAATTGCTAGAGAAAAAGAAGATAGACTATTAAAGAATCAGCTTGGACTTATTGGTCTTCAGAACGACCTAGCTACCCAAACAGCTACGGCAACTAGAGAGTTTGATACAATCAATCAAACAATTGAAAGTTATTCAAGTAGAAGGGACAAGCTGACAGAAGAAAGAAATAAAATGCTCAGGTCTCTCTATAAGACAGAGGGTGGTTTTTCTATGCCTCTGCCTCCTGATCAAGCTAATGCTCGTATAAAGGCAATGGGGTTTGAGCCTGAATACTATAAGAGTATTGTAATGCAGATGGATAATCAAATACAGAAGCTTGGTGTAGGTATAGATCAGCTGATGGTTTATAAGACCAATAAATATGGTCCATCTGGAGTTACCTTCAAGCATATTTCCTCTATTGGTGGGTTGCCTCGACCTGGTGGTGCTGGAGGCGGCGCTGCTCTCGGCGCTCAAACAGGTGTAGATGTTGCAGGCCATAGCCCTCTTGATCCCAGCAAAGGCCCTCTAAGCGGGGTTATTGATAGTGTTATAGATACAGTTAAACCAGCAGTTACAACAGGGTCTAACTTGGTAAAGGCAGGCGCACAAAAACTCAATGAGTTAAATACAGCCGCTGCTGGTCAAATTCGTGTTGATCCAAATCAAAAAGGTGGGCCATACGAAAGATGGGGCTGGACTCTTCCCGGATCGGGAGCGATAGTTGAAGGGGGTGTACAAGTTATACCACCATTGGTACACAAAGCTGCCGTATCTCTTGGTGTTGGTATAGCATCAAAAGACAATCCTGTAAATAAATTCTACGAAAAGTTTTCAAGGATGCTTGGTATAGATCCAACCCAGACTGCTGATTTTTGGTTTGGAGGTGGGTCATCTTGGGGAAAGATAAAAGCTGCTGGTAAAGAAATACCAAAAGATTTTAGCAGAGTTATAGATTGGGTAGATGGGCTGCTTATCCAGCATGGGTTTGTTCCTCCGGGTTACCATAAAAACTCTGAAGGACAAATAGTTATAACTCCGGGTAGCGTAAGAGACCTGATGCAGAAAGAGGCCGCTGCAGAAGCTGGCGCTGCTTCCGTTACACCTGGTTCAATGGAAGTTCTGCCAAGGATTGATGCTGGCGATCCTCCACCTACTATAGGTACCTCGACTGGATTAGGCGAGCAGTCAACTACTGAGGCTGTACCTATTCCTGCAGTAGATCTCAGCTCTGTTCCTACGTATGATGCATTTGGGATGGATGATAATATACCAGGGTCTCCAACAGGGTCATTGAGAGCTAGGCCTAGTGATTCAGTAGCTGGTATTAGAGACCGACAGTTACAAGCTGGTGTATTACCCTATCTTTCCACAGAGCCTGCTGCTCAAGATCCTATTCTTACAAACCCCTATCCGTCTGGATATATAGGGCCCGGAGATACTAACATCCTTCAGCCAGATGTTCCTCTACGACAAGGAGCTGTTGGTGATGAGACACAAGCAATGTATGAAGGAACAAGAGTTGCTGGTGGAGATGGGTTAGGTGGTTATCAAACCGCTGTGGATCAATCAACCCCTGGTGGAGGAATGACTGGAAGTTCTGTTACTCCAGATTCCGCAGTAACTACCACTCCATTAGATGTAGTGTTGGGTGCTAAAGATTTTGAGACAATGCCTACAGGTCAGACCGCTGCAGATAGGCTTGCTGCTTATAGAGAATCTATTCAATCAGCTCCTGCAAAAGTAATTGATGCAGTAGTTCCTGAAGGTACTATTGTAGATACATGGAATTCAGTAGTAGAGTCACTAACCCCTGAAGGAACTTATAAAGACGCGATTCTGAGGAAAGCGGGGGCTTCTGTTCCGGGTGCCGCTGTGATTGTAGGCTCAGAAATAATGAGAAGGACTAGAGGCAACCTTACTGCAAGCGAAGCTTTAGATAAATCTGCTACATCAGCAGAGAGTAGGGCTGAATTAAAAGGAGCTAAAGAAGAAATTAAGGCTGCAAAAAAGCGTCTTAAAAATACTCAAAGACTATATAATAGAAGGCTTAAAAGAGGAGGTGATACTTCCGGCCTAGCAAAAAGATTAGCAAAGGCTAAAAAAGCTGTGTCGGATCAACAAGACTATTATAGAGATCTTGTTATTGATCGTAGATTCAGATTTGCTGGACGAGTGGGAACAGGGCTAGGACTTTTTATTCTAGGTGCTGGGGCTGTTATGGCTGAGGTTGCTGGGGAAGATGCCGCGAGTGAGTTTATGTATGAGATGATTGAAGGTAATGAAGAAGCTCTTGCGATAGGTATAAAAATAGCTATGGTTGCTGATACTGTAGCGTTACCAGCTTTAGCTTTGTTTGACAACCCAAGACCTAGCTCTTCTCTAGAAAGAAAGAGTGGGCCTGAGCAGTTTAAAGCTCCAGATCTACAAGGCGGTATGGTTTATAACTACGAGACTACGTTTAACAGGAATGCATATGACGAATCATTAGCTGACGCATTAGCTTCCGACAACGTTGATACTTTTAATGAAGCCAGATCTCCAAGAACGTCTATAAGGAAAAGGCAGTTTAGGCCTGATGATGGTATGGGGTTAAACCCAGCCAGAGCTACTGGTTCTTTCCCGGCTATGAACTTAAGGAGCGAGTCGCCAAGCACTTTTGATGACTTTGTAAATTGGCTTAGCTCGATTGGTGGGTCAGTTATTCCAGAAGCTGAGGCAGCAGACGTTCCAATTGAGTCTATAGGTCTAGCAAGAGAAGTACCAGAGATGGTATTAAATAATCCTCGCATAGGGATAGGACCCAAGATTTCCGCTACTGAATCAAATGGATTGTATGATGCTGTAGGATATAACACCGTCACAGACGAGGCTCGGCCACCAGACCCAATGGTAAATACAGGCAAGTGGGCTGATGTTCGTGCCAAGTATGGGGATACATTAGGGATAGGAAAGTACCAGTTTACTAATGACTTCCTTGTTGATATCTATGCTGATACATTAAACAAAAGCAAGAAAGATGCTCAGATATTTTTAGATAACCAAGTCTTTAAAGAGTCTGTGCAAGAGCAAGCTCTAGCTTTAGCCTTTGGTTACCTTGGCCTAGAAGATGTTATTAGAGGTAAGATGTCGGCTAAGAGGTTTGTAGATAAGGTTGAAGGAAGATGGCACGGTATCGCTAAGGCAATCGAGGAAGATCCTAATTACAAACAGGTAATGATTGATGACCTAGAGGGGATGGTAGAGCAAGCAACTGGAAGAACTTTTACGTTATCAAACAGAGAGTAATTAATGGCTGAACAAAATACTTCGGTAGCGCCATCTCCGTTTCCGTATGATGACCCAGCTACTAGCGACATAGAGATAGGCCTTACGTTTGATAGGCCAATAATTCAGTCTCCCGTAGCCCAACCTGTCACCACTGTTCCTCCTAAAGTTTCCAATTGGAAAGTCTTCAGAGACTCCGTATCGTCAGGCGTAGACGATCTTCAAGGTACTTTTGGTGAAGGCTTAGGTGTAATAGGTAATTACTTATCTAGCAAAGCTGGAAACAATATAGGTCTTCAGAATATTGGGTCTGACTTCTCTAAATGGGGCGAGGCTATGCGCCTCAGAAACAGAGAGGAAGCTGCTCGAAGGCAAGCCGCACTGCCTGGCGCCACCACATTCAGAGAGATGTACAGCAGCCTTGGTGAAGGCAGGCTTAATGATGCGTGGCAGTATGTAATTAAAGCCATAGCCCGACAAGGACCTATGCTTGCTACATATGCTGCAGCCTATGCTGCTGGTAAAACTCCAGCTGGTTTTGGTCTTTCTGCTTTCTACCATAGTATGGAAAACTATAGGGATCAGTTAGAAAAAACTGGCATGACAGACCCTATAGCTATTGGGTATGCTGCTCTAACTAATAGCATGCTAGACGTTCTTCTTATAGGGCGTGTATCAAGACTCCTCCCAGGAGGCAAGTCAAGATACGATAAATTCATAGCTAAAAACTTAGACCAACCCTGGCTTAAGGATAAGATGAAAGGCGTCATGGGCGCTCTTGCTTATGGTGGTGGCGTTGAATCCATGCAGGAACTAAACAATCTTGTCACTACCAGATACGTAAAGGAAGGTCAAGTATCTTTTGGCTGGGATGATATAACCTCTGATAGAGTTATAGAAGCATTCCACCAAGGCGCTATTGTCGCCATGCCATTCGGCTTATTCTACAGATCCCCATCTCAAGCTTCTGATGCAATCGAAGCAGCTACCCCCAAAGAAGGAATCCTTTCTAGATTCCGCAAGACCCCTCCCCCTATTACCCCAGACTCAGGTGTGCCAGCTGTCGACTCATCAGCTATAGACCCAAAGCCTTCTGGAGACCTTTCTAAAACTATAGCTGATAAGAAAGCTGATGCTGGTATAATAGGTAGGTCTCTTGGTAGGGCTCGTGTGCGTAGAGCAGAAGCGAAAGCGGCGGCGAAGAGAGCGGACGCAAAATTATCTAAGATGTTGGCTGAAGAAAAATCTGCTGTAGTAGATGCAGCCGCAGAGACATCAGAAATAGATTCTGCGGCAGCAGCAAATGCTGCATTCGACTCTGTTGAAGGAAGAACTCTTGCTGAAATTGAGGAATCAGGAGAGTCAGCAGCTATAGTATACGAAAAAGAGAAAGGCCCTAAAGAGGCGAAAATTTTTCGTAAGACATTTGCAAATAGGGTTAAAAAGCTTAA